ATCCAAACTACATCTCTGTCATTTAAGATGACGCCTGCTTTTTGTAGCCCGTCGGCAGCTAGTTTGACGTAGTTGTCTAGGTCCCCTCTGAGTTTGGGTTTCTCCCAGTCGGGGAGGGGTGTTATTTGTGCGATTGTTTCTTCATTGTTGAAGAACAATCGCAGCTTGACTGGCCCATCGAACACGGGGAAGTCGTCGCCTACAGCTTCTACGATACGGTTTTCTGCTTCGACTGTTTCTTTGGGTGTGTAGGCACGTCCGTTACGTGTCATTCGTGGACGGCCCTTTGTTCGGGGCCGTCCTTCTATGACTATTTCATACGTGTCTGGTTGCTCTTTTTTGGGCATCGTCTACCAGCCGTTCCATTTGTCGGTCGCCGTCGCGACGGCCCATGAATTTCGGGCCTTCGGAATACCATTTGCCTAGTTGTGAATCTAGGTCGTTGGTCCATGACATCACGTCACTTCGATCAAACCCTGATTCAAACATGGCTCGGGCGAAACGGTTTAAGAATCCGTGTCGTCCTCGCCCTGCTCCGTGTTGCCTGTAATAGTCCACTGGCCCGTTACGGTACATCATTAACGCCAACCCTCGTAGGCGTGAACCATCTATTCGCATGAGTGGTTCTTTGCTGTAATCTCGTGGGGGTGGAAGATCAGGTTCGGGATCTTGGTATAGCTCTGCTGCTCTTTCTAAATCTGCTAGTGGCGTTCGTTCTGCTTCGGCTTCTATTATGAAATCCCAAATGTCGTAGGTTTCTCCTGTTTCTGGATTGACCATGACTTGGCGACCGTAGGGTCGTTCTCCTCCGTATGGGAGGCGTATGTAATTTCCTGGTGGGCCGTCTAGTGAATCTGATTTAGGATATACAGCGTCGTAGTCTCCGCCTGCTAGTTGCATTACTGCTTGTAGGGCTTTGCGCATTAGGGGAACGGGTACCCATTCTTCTGTGAATACCCATACGTGGTATCCCTTGCTTCGGGATCGTTCCAGCCATGCTGTGATCCCTAGAGCAGAGAATAAAGTGATTGCGTTTTTAGCAATAATTTCTGAGTCGATGTCGCCTTCGTCTATGTCGATGGCTCCCCAAGTACACATCCATAGTTCTGGACGCATGTCAGGGTAGACGGGTCTAGCACCTGAGCCTGAGTCCGACTGTATGAACCCTGCTGGACCGCTATCTGCTTTAAGGGGGTCATAGACCATCGGATAGATTCCGATCATCTCAGAGCCGTCTAGGTGCTGTTCAAGTAGTTCCGTTGACACAGGCACCCATCGGCAACCGCCTGCGTCTGTTCCATACGCATACGGAAAGCCCTGAAAGACAATTCCAAATACTTTTGCTGCTGCGCTATCCATCGAACGTGCCTTGTTCCCATGTAACTCCTGGTTCTAGGATACGTCCACTGGTATCTATGGTGAGGTTTACCTCAGCTTTTTCCCCATCCCCAGCCTTGTTTTTCCACAGGCCAGCAGAAACTTCGTCCTCATAATGGGCACGAGTTTCCTCATCTAGGTTGGTGTCATCCCATCTACGCCACGTTTCAATTAGGAAATGGCTTTCACTTGTGGATGCGTACCTGCCAGCTTCGATACCGCCAGCTTTGCCACGGTTACCTGTACCTCTGCCTGACTGGTGGATAATGATTCCCACCAGACGCCAGTCAGATACCAGTTGCTTAAACGATTCGATCTTCGCTTGGACGCTAGCTGCGTCACCAGCTTCGCCGCCTCGTATCAGTTCAAGGAAATCGTAAACCAAAACTTCTGGTCGTTTGCCTCCCCACAGAGTGGTGGATGCAATCCGTAACGCTTTGTCTAGGTCATCGACACTCATGCCAGTGGATTCAAAATGCAAGTTAGTTTCATCTTGCATGATTTGTTCCACCCGTTCCCACGCCGTCGCATCCTCACGGATAAGACGGTTAATCCATTCACGCTGGTCATATTCCAACCGAATAGATGAGTAGCGACCCCAAAACATTGTTTCTGTTTCGTCGGGGCTTACCCAGAGGGTGCGATGTTTACGGTTCTTTGCCACCATGTTCATGGCAAGCAATGTTTTACCTGTATGCGATCTACCTATCAATGTGACCAGTTGTCCTGGTCTTGCTCCTCCGAGTGTGGCCTCATCAAAGGCTCGTACTCCGAAGCTCCATTCGTTGCCAGCACGTAGGTCGTGCCGCATCCGTCGTACTTGTTCCCCTTTAGGGGTGAAGAGTCTGCGTAGATCTTCGGGGCTTACCCCTTCGACCTGTTCTGGTTCAGCGGCAGGAGGTTCGGGGGTGGACGCAGTTTCCACCCCCGTGACGAGTTCCCTCGCCTCCTCCATGCTGATTTCTTTAGGCACTTATTCCAACTAGCCAACCCTGTGGGTCAACTGGTTCAGGACGTTCAGGCCATGACCACGAAGTGTTCTTCTGTAGTCCAGCGAAGTAACCGCTCTTCCCTGCGAGGGGATGATTGCCTTCGCCCTTAGTTATGAAAGCTTGTCCATCTTCTCCAACGGACAGTCCCTTCTTAAGTTTGAAATCTCCGAGTCCACATTTACCTGTTTTTGTCGTCGGGATATCTTTACCTCGCATTGAATCTGCCCAATAGTCCTGAGGAAACTGGCGAATCCCTGTTTGGTACAGCTTACGAATCGCTTGGTTATCCATAAAGACTGAATCTTTTGACGCATACACAATCCCAGCGTTCTTTTCGCTGAGGAATATCTTATGTACTGCGTCGTAATCTTCGTCGCTTAGATATTGGCTTTGTCCACGAGGCGCAGTTGTTGCCCCTTGGAATGCTTGGGTCACAGCCGCTACCGCTTCGGTTTCTGTTGCTACCGCCGCTGGCGCTGGCGCTGCTGCTGGTTGAGGGGCTGCCCCCAACTGTGTTTTAACATCCCCAAGGATGTTCGCTAACGCTGACGCATTGTCTGTCAGTGTTGTGAGAATATCCTCATTGGGATCTGTTGTGCCTGCTGTGGTCTGTGCTGCTGTCAACTCGACAGCACCTTTCAGAATCACTTGGGCTTCTATGCTCGCACGTTCGTGCGGTTCCATTGGCTTCCATGCCATTATTTTGCGCCTCCTATTGTTGCGCCTTTGCACCGTGTCCACGCTGGACACCATTTCTCAGAACACCACCAACCATCATCTCCGAGAGGATATTTAGTCATCTCAGATTCAACGATGTGGCAGAGTCCTAAGACCTTTTGACGTAGCCATTCTGTGTGGCCCTCGTCACGAACTATATCCATGCGACCGACACCCTTCGGGTGCATGATCGCATAAGAGAAATTTGAAATACCTTTTGCCCAGCAGTAGGCCATTGACTGAACATCCCACCGTTCGTACTGCCACCTGTCTCTGCTGTAGTCACGGCTTGGGAACTTCCAGTCCCAAAGCCTGTCCTCCTCAACTAAATCGATGGTGCCAGAAAACCTGACAACCCTATTGTCATCTTCATGAAAAAGTAGATTGAAATATTCTTCGACCTCTACTGGCTGTAATTGTGGCAGCACTTCCGTGCGCCAGTTCTCGATCTTGCGTAGTCCTTCTGCGTATGCGCTTTCACCTGAGTACTTGTTCCACACCTGAATCGTCGGTAGGGCTTCCTCCCAGTACATCTCGAAGGAGTCCACCATGTCTTGCTGCGACATCTCTCCGCCTGTCTTACGGGTGTTGAGAGCGTCCTCGGCTACTGCGTGACACGCCGTGCCTAATGTTGCCGCGTCTTTTGTTTCTTCGCTTACAAGGTTGAAGATAGTGTTTCGGAATCTTTCTAAACACATGTCAGCAGTCTTGACTGTTGACTGTCTCACCCATGTATGCACCCAGCGACCTTCGCTGTCTTTGTGTAAGGGGTATTCGTTCATGTTGTCATTCTCTCAGTGGGGTAGGACACTGAGTCTTACTAAGTACCCCCCAACCACCTACCAGAGGTTGGGGGAGACTAAGTAATTACTTAGTATAGCGGACATCTGTTTTTATTCCACGTTACAATTTCATTACGACGCAGGTGTTCGGTTCACTTCCGTCCAAGGTTTGTCCCAGTCGTGCCACCTTTCACAGCACAGGGAGCACCTGCATCCACCAAGCGCATAGGTAGCTATGTACCCGTGCTTGGTGAAGTCAGATGGCTCCCACTGGATGTATCTCAGGTTGCTGTATCTAGCCACGAGTTCTTTCTATTTCTTGTTTAGTGAAACAGTCATCTTCAAAGATGACAGGGTTATTACGCCGCATTGCCTTTTTCTGCCACGCCTCCCTCTCTTCCTTGCTGATTTCTCTTTTTTTCTTTGGCAAGTTCTCGCTCCAATTTTTTAACTAGCTTTTTCAGGTCACGTAATTCCACCATCAGCATGGCACACCGTTTCCTGAGATGCCTGACCATGCCAGCATCACTGTTGTTTTCCATTCCAGTCGCAAGGACTAGATGGTCAGGGTTACAACAAGAAGTGTTGTAACAGTTGTGATGGACCTGCATCCCATCAGGGATGGGTCCATTCTTATAGATCCACATCATTCGATGTGTTTGTACGTTGTTCTTTGTTCCGCACCTCTCAGCTACGACTTTAGAATTAACTAGTCCGTAGCCTGCTCGAAGTTTGGTTCGTTGCCACTCGAAACATCTGTAAGGAGTGATCTTGATGTACCCATGAACAGGATTCATGTAATGTTCGACACGTTCTTCAAACGTCATAGGCATTTGAGCCTTCAACGGAATGTTTGTACGTGGCTCACCATATTTAACGAAGTGAGTGTTATGCCCATTACACAACGCAATTTTGCCGTCGCGTGAACCTGGACCTGTCCAAGGTTTACTAGACCTACGTGTCCCTGTGCATTGCGAGCCGTCAGGCATGATCGCCCAACACTTTTGTTTTCTGTATCTCTTTGATCTTTCAGTCACTTGTACCTCCCACAAGTCCATAAATTCCATTTAGCTTTTGTATTCTCCACAATGTGGAACGCAAACCTAGTTGATTGTTCAACCTCGTAGCGTTTATGCCAGTGCCTTTCAAACACATGGCCCCAATAGTTTTCGTTTATTTGAAACAATCCATGATCCACCCCGTTGTAGGCACGGGGATTGTGTAGTGACTCGCACCACGCAATCCCCAGCGCCCTCACACAATCGTCTGCAAAGTATTCGCATACGATTGGTGCAACAGGTTCAGGGATCTCATGGCTAATCGAAGTGAAATCTAAGATTCGCCATATGACCAGCCAGACGTTCACTATGACGCCTCCACCTTGGGTGGGGGACTGTCACAGGTCACCGACTGATTCCAGATGTGTACAGGCCAGTCTGGAACTCCGTTCTTCGGACGTATAAATCCGAACATTTCGGATTCCAAACGTGTTGGCCTGCCACACTTCTTGCACTCAGCATTAGACATTGGTTACCGATCATCCATGCTTAACACTTCCCAGTGTCCATACATGATCGCCCAGATCTCGCCAAGAGTTTTCAGTTGTTTGTGCTGAAACTTGCCGACTTGCCAACGACCCGTCATATGTGATTTGAAATCCACATAGTCCAATTCGCTAGCCTTGGTTTCCGTGTAATCAACCCAAACTTGTTTGGGTACACGAACTCGCCACGGGTAATCCCGATCACGAGTCTCAACCAAATCCGATTTGTAATCCAATCCAACAACTTTACAAAAGTTGACTAACGACATCGCATCACGACTACGCACAGCCAACACAGTTGGATCATCTCTGTCTACGACGGTCGAAAAGAAACCGTCCTCATTAAATATCCACATAAGAACCTCCAATGGTTTGTGGGTTTGTTTGTTACTAGGTGTATTACACCCTCACTTCGTGAGGGGGTGTAATACACCAAGAAGGGGGAGGGGGGTCAGGAGGGAGGTATACCGTTAGGTATCACCCGA